ATGGCGAGCATCGTGGAGAAGCGCGGCAAGAAGGCGACAACATACATGCTGAGGTGGCGTGAGAACGGGGTCCAGGAGAACGCGACGTTCCCGACCCGGGAGACCGCAGAGGTCTGGAAGGCCCTCCTCGATGCCAACGGCCAGTCCATGGCTGCCGCCCAGCGGGCGGTGGACAACGCGAACATCTCCGGACCGACCGTGGTGCAGCTCCTGCACAAGCACGTCGACCTCCTCACCGGTGTCGGTGGGGACCAGCTTGGCCGGTACAAACGGGCCATCAACCACCACTTCGTCGGCACACCACTGGGCCGGATGCCCGTCGCCGCGGTCGCCCATGAGGACGTCATCCTCTGGGTCAAGGGCATGCAGGCGAAACCGGGACGGGTGAACGGCACGACTATGCGGGCGAAGACCCTGGCAAACCACCACGGCTTCCTGTCGGCAGCGTTCACGACCGCGGAGCTCCTCGGGTACCGCAAGGGGAACCCGTGCAAGGGCATCAAGTTGCCGAAGGAGGTCTCCGGCGGGGACCAGATGCGCTTCATGACGAAGGAGGAGTTCCGGGCCCTGGACGAGGCCTTGGATCCGCACTTCCGTCCGTTCTTCAACTTCCTTGTCGATACCGGCCTCCGCTTCGGCGAGGCGACCGCCCTGCTCGCTGAGGACTTCGAGATAGACGCCCCCGTCCCGGTTGTCCGCGTCAACAAAGCGTGGAAGGAAGACGAGTCGGGCGCCTACTACGTCGGGACTCCCAAAACCAAACGCTCGTGGCGGTCGGTGCCCCTCGCCCCGTCCACAGCAGAGGCTGTGAGACCCCTTGTGGAGGCCGCGGGGCATGGACTGGTGTTCACGCTCAAGCGTGGCGGCCCAATGCGCTCCGGGGCGACCTACAACCGGGCATGGGAGCCAGCATGGAAGAAGCTCGAGGAGGCAGCCGATGAGGCGAAGAGAACGGGGGAACCGTTTACTCCCATCCGCCGGGCACGTATCCACGACCTCCGCCACACACATGCGTCGTGGATGATCGAGGGTGGGATGGACCTTTTCCAGCTCTCGTACCGCCTGGGGCACCAGTCGACGCTCACCACCGACGGCAGGTACGCGCACCTGATGCCGTCGTCCCGGCAGTCTGGGGCAGCGATAGCCGCCGCAGCGCTGGCCAGGTAGCTACGCCGGCAGGAACCCCGGCAGACGGTCGGCCCAGCGAACGCTGCGGAGGTTCTCTGGGCACCGGTGGAATTCCCGTATGTCCCATTCGGAGTCTGTGACTCGGCGGACGTGGTCGGCGGGGAGCCAGGCCCAGTGTGGGCGGCGGTCGTCGTCTTCCCATGAGGCGAGGACGTGTGTGTGGGTCCAGCGTTGCGCCTGGGCGTGGACGTCGAGGGTGCCGCCGCCGGCCAGCGTGAGGGTGGCCATGATCTTCGGGTACTTGCTGTACTCCCAGGACTTCGCCGTCCCAATCTCGCCTGGCTCGCCCCGGTCGTAGTCGTAGGTGGTCCCGTCGAGTATGAACGATGGCATGTGCACCGGCACCCTCGGGTGCGTGGCCCTTTCTCTAACTTTTTGGTGCCGCGTGGACACCTATCGCTTTCCCAACCATGGTCCGCACCTGAGCGGTGAACTCGGGCGGAGCCTGACCCAAAACCCGTTCCACGTGTGAAGCTTCGGCACCCCAAAAGCGGTTGGTTCTCACCGCGCTTTCCTTGGCGAGTCCAGCCTGACTCCAGTCGGGGACCAGCAGGTCAGTCGCCTGGAGGTTCCGAAGGCGTTGTTCGGAGCCGGTTATCATCACGCACACAACGCATTGTTCAGCCCCCGTTCCGGACTTATGGACGACCAATACGGGCCGCTTCTTGAACGGAGCTGACTCATTGGGCCCGAAGGGAAACCACAGGAGAGCGATGCTCCCCGACTTCACCATTCGTCGTAGACGCTATCTTCCGGGTTATCCCAGTCCTGAGCCCAAAGTCCACTCACGTAGCTCAGCATGTGCTCTGCGGCTTCGTCGGTTGCTGCCTGGTTCGCGTCCACAACTCGACGGGAGGTCGTGTGCGACGGCACCACCTTGTACGTCACAGCCGACCTGTCAAAGGCCAGGGATGTCCGAGGCGCTTTGGTATATTTTGGGGCGCTAATCATCAGCGACATCTTGATCTCCTTCCGTGCTGGCCATATTACGACCGGAACCGCCAAAACCGAATAGTGGCTGTGCGGGCTCCCGGCGTCCGGTCTCTTGCTCCCACGACTCCAGTTGCGTTGCGAGAGCCTTGGCTACCTCGAACACTTGTTCCGGGGGAATCCGAATCCGGCTTACGACACGTCCCGGAACGGTCAGTACGGCTTCCCCGTGCTCCCCAGTGTCCGGTACCGGCGGTTGCTTCACTGCTATGAAGTCTAGAACAAAGACGTTCGGCGTGTGCCAAATGCTGGCGAAGTCCGCGTAATTACCACCGGCCAAATCGTCCGGAAGCTCTATTTGGAGTTGCTGAGGGAGTTCCTCGTCCTGCATCGCCCCGCCGTTTCGCTTGGTTACTGATCATGGTGACTCTACAGGAACCATCTGGAGGTTGGCTGTGATCTACATGTGACGATTCGGCATCGGCATGTCCCGTAGTTCGTCCTGTCAGGGCTGAACAACGGCATGGGGCAATCGTATCCGGGCACAAAGAAACGCCCCCGCATCGGTCGGGGGCGACCATTGGTGCGGGGGCGTTTCGGAGGCGGCACTCCGGAAATGGGGGTAACCGGAGGCCCTACTCACGAGTAGCCCCCAGCAGGGCTGGTTATTCGCGGGAGCGTTCGCGGGTGTCGTGCGTCAAGGTGAAGTGGACCGGGGAGCCGTCAACGGGGCCCTGCGCGACGTGCTTGCCGGGGTAGACGGGCGTCTTCGCGGACCCGAGGACGGCCCGGACCAGCCAGTCAGGGAGCCGAGGCTGGAGCCACCGCCAGAACGCGTACCAGGCGCCGATGATGACGGCCGTGACGACGGGCAGGATGACGTTGGCCAGCCCGCGGAGGTCGGTCTCCAGCGGCGCCAGGATGGGCAGCGCACCGATCATCCAGGAGATGAGGGAGCCCCAGAGGGCGGGGACGATGGTGCGGAGGAGTGCGGTGAGCATCTTATTTTCCTCCTGCGACGTTGATGTCGACGGTTACTGTTCCGTCCTGGATTCCGGCTTTGATGCCAGCCTCTGCCGCGGCTTTGACCCCGGCGAGGAGTTTGTCCTGGTCGAACGGTTCCCCGCCGGCGACCTTCGCCAGCGCGGTGATGAGGTTCACCACCTGGGCGTTCTGCGCGGCGATCTCGCGCCGGAGCGGTGTGATCTGCTGCCGGACGACCCGGTCGGTCATGGCGCCCAGCATCGTGCCGGGGTATTCCTTGCGGCCGAGCTCGTTGTTGTAGAGCATGGGCATGCCGGGCCCGCCCCAGATTGCGTTGAAGAGTTCCTGCGGTGTTGCCATGTCGTCCCACTCCTTCGGGATAGGTTTGATTGCCTCCGCTTGCGGAGCGATGGCCGCGGATCCGAAGTATTGTTCGGGGTTAGTGCGGCCGTAGATGAGCCCGCCGCCTGTTTTGAAACTTAGATCGACCAGCGCCTCTACATGCAGGTGCGGTGCGACGCCGCCCGTGCCGCCTGAGAGGCCGATCTGCTGGCCCTCACGGACCTTGTCGCCCGTGTTCATGCTCGCCCGCGACAGGTGCGCATAGACGCCGATCCAGCCGTCATGCTGGATGACGGTCACGATGCCGGGGAATCCCTTGTAGAGATACCAGCGCTGCCGGTATCCGGCATTCGTTTCGTCGCCGGGGAGTTTCGTGCCCCAGTCCGCCCACAGGACTGTGCCGGCGGCCATCGCGTAAACGGGCGTACCCTCGGGACATTTGATGTCGCAGCCGGCGTGACCGTAGGGCTGGTAGTTGCCGTACAGCCGGACGTACCAGCCGACCGTGTCAGGCGTCCAGCTAGGCGCAACGCCGGCGGTCTTCATGGACCCGAACGGCTGATTGACCGGGAACTCTGCGGATACTGGTCTCATGATGCTCCTAGTCGTAGAGGCCTTCGGGCCATTCGGGCGGCGGGGGCGGGTTGCCGGCGTTGATGTGTTCGCGGAGTTTGTTGATGTAGTTGTCGCGGATCATTTCGCGGCGCTTGGCTTTTCGCTGCTCCACTTCGAGGCCGTCAATCCGCCCGCCCTGCCGGGTGAGCTCCTCCTGGAGCTGATCAATGAGCGCGTTTTCGGGGCGGCCCTTGTTCTGGATTTTGGAGGTCATCCATGCGCCGCCGAATCCGATGGTGGCGACGATGATTCCGGGGCCGATCTGCGCCCAGTCCATCAGCCACCACCTGCCCTGATCTGGTCCCGGAGCGCCGTGATGATGTCCTGCAGCGCGGAGACTTTCGCGACGAATCCGAAGATGAGCACGGCTGGGGCGAGCCACCCGATAGCGGCGTTCACGAGGGTGAAGTCTTGGAACCCTGCGAATGCCCAGATGAGCAGGTAGCCGACGCCCCAGCCGAGCGCGACACCGGCCAGCAGCGATAGCCCTTGCCGGGTGTGCCTGTTGACCATGTCCACGACGCATAGGACTGCCACGACGCCCCAGAGCCCGGACCATGCGCCGAGTAAGTGGCCTTCCGCGGCGAGGATCGACTGCGCTGGGGAGAGGCTGTCCGGCCCGATGGTGGCGTAGTAGATGGATTGCCGGAGCGCGTACACGGTGGCCATTGTGAGGATGATGTTGCGGCCGATCATGACGCGCCGCTCCGGTCTAGGTTTACTCATGCTGTGGCTTTGAACTGGTTGGCGGCGACGGTGTTCCATTTGACGCCTACCGTGTATTTGATGTCGGAGTCCTTGACCTCGGACGTGTCCACGCCGCCGCCCTCGAGGAGCACTGACGCGGCGGCAACCTCGGGCATGGTCGCAACATAGGCGGTCATGAGGTCGATGGGTTGCAGGGGGTGATCGATTACCCAGTCCCGCATGAGGCGCTGCTCGAGCGTCATGTCGGGCGGGTTCTCGACCCAGTAGAGGGCCTGAACGAGCATGGCCGCATTGACGCGCCGTTGGAGGTTGTAGTCGTCGCGGATCCGCGAGTATTTGAGCAGTTCGCTATCTGCCATGTGTGATTCGTCCTCTCGGTTGCGGCGGGGCCAACTAAGGCCCCGCCGCGGTTCGTTACTTCGTCCAGGTGATCCGGATCTTCGGGTTGTGGGCGTAGCCGTATCGTTCGTATCCGCCGCCGGATCCGCCGAGGGTGAATCCGCGGTGCTGCCCGGTGCGGAACCCGTCGTAAGTGGCGGGGTTGAGTTTGATCCAGCGCCCTGCCGCACGCGGCCAGCCAGCCGACAGCGCGTGACTGTAGGTTTTCGTCGGAGCCGTGCCGGTCAAGCCCGTCTGCCCGTGAAGACCGATATACGCGTCACCGCCGCTGCCGTAGTACCAGAAGTCGTAGTACACATAGACCCAGACTCCGGTGATGGTGCTTCCCGCGGTCACGTCAGTGGCGGTGAAGCTGGGGAAGACCGCCATCGAGGACATATCGCCGTTGCTGGTGCCGTACTGCAGCCCCGAGTACATGTAGCCGGTGTTGTAGCCGTACTGGCTTCCGTTCCCCATGAAGGACCGGATGCCGGTCGCGGACCAGGTTTTGTCGTAGTTCTTCTTGACGGCGGGTGCCGGGGCCTGCGTGCTGCCGCCGGCGCCTGTCGTGGTCGCGTCGGCAGTGCCGTCCCGATTTTCACCCGTCATGGGCACAAACGGGCCGATGTCGGTGACGGTCAGGAACACGGTTCGGCCGTTGACGGAAGGAACAATTTTTGCCCGCCCGGTCGATACTGTCCCGTATGAGATGAGCAGCGAAACCGGGCCCGCGGAGGGGGTTATCATTCGGTTGATCGTGACGGGGGTGCGCCTGGTTTGGACGGATATCTGCCCCGAAAGGCCCGAGGCGATCACGGGGGACGAGGTGGTCGCCGCCGCACCGGTATCGTCGTATTGGAGGTAGATAATCGCTTCGACGTTGGCAGTGTCTGAGTCCGTGGTGATCGGCGACGTTTCGACGTTGTAGGCGCGCCCGGCCTCAGCATCGAACTGCAAGTGAAGGTACGGTTGCGCCGCGGTGCCCGCCCAATACAGCGAGTTCGTGGCCCGTGACGCCCATGCGACCAGCCCCTTGGGGAGTGCCGCCAGGCTGTCCGATACTTGGGTGCCGCCGATGGTGAGGCCGCCGACTCCGGTGGCGGGGTTGTACGCGTCTACGTCCATCCCAGTGGACGTCATGCCGCCCGTGGAGCCGATCGACGCCACCGTTTTGCCCGTTGAGTCTGTGATGTTGAGGTAGTCGCTGGATGAGGTTCCTAGGCTGACTACCTCGGTCGGTGCGCCGCCGTCAGCCGGGACCGCCATTACGTGGAACCCGGTCGGGTTCATCCTGGCGTGGTCCCCGGCAGGGTTGCCCGCAACGATGTCCGTGGAGAGGACGAGTTCGGTTTCCAGCGAACCGGCTTTCACGGACTCAGCCACCAGTCGGCTGCCGTTGAGGCTGCCGAAGGTGCCCTGCCCGATGTCGATCAGGGGCAGGTAGGCGGGGTCCATCGCCTCAGCGATCCACGCGGCGCCGTCCCACCGCCAGGTCGCCAGGAGCTTGCCGCCGGCGTCGAGGGTGTCCCACTTTTGCCAGCGGTCGCCGTCCTTCGCGCCCGGGGTAGCAATGTCTGCGTCTACCGTGGCGTTGGTGATGGTGTTGCCGCCGGCGCCGGTCTGCACTTCGTCCAGGCGCGTGTCCAGGTCGATGATCTGGTCCGTCACCGAGTCGGGGGTGAACTCCTGCACTTCGCCCATCGTTACATCGGAAGGGGTGGACCACTTACCCGCCTTCGAGACCGCGACGAGGAGGAAGTACCACTCGCCGGACTCCAACGCGACCGTGGCAGTGTCGCCGGACTCGCCCGTGATCGTGGCCCGCTGCGTGGTGTTGTCCGGGTCGAACGACTCCAACGGCGAAGCATGCACCGCCACGTGGGAGAAGTCCATCGGTGACAGGGCATCGTCCGCGAACTTCCCATTCCAACGGACCTCGGCCGAGTTGATCCCGGCCGTCACAGTGGGCGCGACAGGTTCCGGCGGCACGGGCCCGGCGAGGGTCACGGCGGCGTGGGTGCCGTCGAACTGCTCGCCGGTCACGGACGCGAGCGTGCCGTCGACGTCGTACTCCTCGATCGCTCCGGTCTCAATGGACGACGTGCCCAGCTGCGGTGCGGACAGTGCTTTCACCGCGTTGCGGTTCGCCGTCAGCTGGCCCGCCAGCCAGCGCGCAGAGTCGCGGACCTCGCTCATGTTGCCTCAACTTTCAGATCGATGGAGCCAGTTACGCAGTCGGACTTGACCTCCAGGATGCGCACCCACGTGTCCAGGTCTTTCCACCCGGCGTCGCCGGTGACGTACACGACGTCGCCGGGCCGGAACGAGCCGTACGGGGCGAACTTGTGGTCGGTGACCTGCAGCGAGTCGAAGACCCACTCCGCCGTCCGCGCCGCGACCTCGGAACGGGCAGCAACCGCCGCGGCCGCTGTGGAGCGGATCTCTTTGCGCTGCACAACGACGGCGCGGCGGACCCGGCCCGGGTTCCCGGACACGGTGGCGCGGACCATCGCCCGGCCCTCGCCGGCGCCGAGGATGGTCACGTCGGAGGCGTAGTCGCGCTCCTGCAGCGGCGGCGGCACCCTGACGTTCACGCCCACCTCGAACCGCAGGTCGTGGCGGCGTGTGCCGAGCCCGGTCGCGAGCTCGATCCGGTGGGTGATGTCCTCCCCGGACCATGCCGAGGACTCCCGGTACTCGAAGGGGGTGTTCGTGGCCAGGGTGTCGATGACGGCGCCGAGGTCGTGGGTTTCCCACCACGTCAGGGTGAACGGCTCCGCTTCGCCGCCGCTGATCGCGGACTTCTTCGACTTCGCCGCGGACAGTTCCTTCTTCCGGGCGTCCCAGGCGGCCTTCGCGCCCGCCGTGCCCGCGTTGTTGTAGTCCGCGAGGCGGGTGTTGATCGTGGCCTGGTCGGCGCCGGACAGCACCCATTTCTTGCCGTCCCACACGTAGGGTTTGTTCCCGTCGTTCTTGTCGACCCACAGATTCTTCATGGACCGCTTATCGCCGGACGGGGCCGAGTCCTGCCACAGCACGAGCCCGTTCGCCGGCCGCCCGGCGGTGGCGAGGAGCGTGACTTTCGCGGTGTTCTGGTTCGCGGCCGCCGTGTTGTAGGTCGCCTTCGCCGCCGCCTCGGCGGTCGTGGCCGCCGCCACCCCGGCCTTCGCCGCGGTGAGCTTCGGGTCCTCCGGCTTGCCCAACCGCACCGTGCTCTTCGTGCCGTCCACGACGACGCCCAGGTGCCCGCCCGGCTTGGACTGCAGCGACGCCCAGATCATCCGCACAACGTCCAGCGGGTCCACCTGAATGCCCGCGTAGTCGGCGTCCTCCCACGGCATGCCGGTCGGGTACATGGAGAACCCTCCGGCCTCGACGCGGAGCAGCTGGCCCTCGGTCTTCACCATGTCGACGATCGCCGCGACGGGCGCTGCACCGGCCTGCTCGGCGACCAGCAGCGCGCCCCACTCCTTCACCGCGTCCCGGTGCGCGTACCCGGCCGGGAGGTAGCCGCTGATCGACGCCGGCGCGGAGATGGCCACGGACACCTGCCCGGACTGCAACGGGACGTCCCGGTCGATCCACGCCCCGTCAGGGAGGGACTGCAGGTGGAAACGCCACGTCATTACTGCGCCCCTTCGGAGAACTCCCAGTCGATAACGATGCTGGTCTGGTAGTCGGCCGTCCACAGCCCGGAACCGGCGCTGCGGTACGCCTGGAGGTTGATGTACTGGTCGGTGCCGCGCATCGACTCATCAACGACGTGAGTGCCGATCAGGGTGTAGTGGTAGCGTCCGGAGGCGTCAGCAGCGTCCTGGACGATGATGCCGTTCTCCGCAGGGAGGGAAGACCCGAACCCGGTCCGGATCCCGGCCGTGGTCATCGCCCCGCCCGACTGGGCGAACTTCACGCCCGACAGGTGCGCGACAATATCGACCCGGGTCGCCCACTCCGGCACGGCCACCAGCGGCTTCTGCCCCGGCTGGATGGGCCAGGAAGCGTAACCCGTCGTCGGGATGGTCTGCGTCGCCGTGGGGAACAGGGTCACCATTGCCCGGTCACGGCGGGGCTGCGCGACCCGCCGCAGGTCGGTGATCATCCCGGACGTGACCGTGGCGGTGTTGGCCGGCAGCGTGACCTTGGCCAACTCGACCGCCGGGTAGCCGAGGTTCAGCTCCTTGGCGCGTTTCGTTCCGGCCGGGACGCCCTGGATCACCTCGAGACGCGAGTACTGGAACGTCACCGGGTCAGCGGGTTCCGGTCCCTCGTACTGCGGGTCCAGGATGCGCGCAACGACGAGGTCCGTGCGGCCGCCGGCGGACCCCGTGGCCGTGATCGGGACGTCGGTCTGTGTGGCGTTGCGCAGCCCGTAGGTCTGCTGCCCGCCGCCGGGGTAGCGGTTCAGGATGAGGGCCGCGCCGGGTACGACGGCGACCGTGTTGTTCGGTACCGGCTGCGCGGTGACCTTCAAGTCGCCGAGCCCGACGACGCCTTCCGCGCCGCGGGTGCTGGCATAGGCGAGGGTCCGGGCGACCTCAACGCCGAGAGCCGCGCCGCCGCCGACTGCCCAGGGGGTGTTATCCAGTGCCACGGGGGCCTCCTAAATTGATGTGTAGGCGTTGCGCCAGGCGAGGGTCGCGGTGGCTGTGCCGGTTGGGTCGGTGCCGCCGAATGTCAGCTCGGTGACGCCGGGGGGCAGGAGCGTCCCGGTGAGCCGGGTTTTGCGGGTGACGTTCACCCCTGCAGGCAGACCGGTGATCGTCCCGGCGAGCGGGTCGACCGTGACCGTCTGGTCGTAGGCGAGCGTCCCGACAAGCCCAACTTCGAGCCCTGTAGCCCTGACCCACGGGTCCGTGATCGGGCCCCGGAAAACGACCTTCAACGGGGTGGCCGCGTCGCCGCCGTTCGTGACAGTCCCCGCCCTGGGAGCGGAGGACCGCACCGTCGACAGGGGGAACACGAAGGGGGTCTGCAGGCCGCCCGTGGTGGCCGGCACAATCGTCAGCCGCACCGTGGACTCGTCCTCGTCGTAGTGCAGCGGGTCCGTGACCCGGAAGTCGCACGTGATCCGGCCCATGCCGAGGCGGCTCAGGGTGTCGCCGTTGATCCCGGCGTACTTCCCGGGGCGTCCGTAGACCCGCCGCCACCGCCCCGACGCCAGGTACGACAGCGGGACGGTGGTGTTCGGCGATGAACGGACGGCTGGGTTGTTCCACTCAGCGTGCAGGGAAGCGTCAGCGGCGAGGGCCCCGGTCTCGTCCCCGGCCCTGGTCGTGATGTCGAACGCCCACACCGCGGCGCCGAGGAAGTCCTCGCCGACGATCACCCCGTCCCGTCCCGACCGCTGCGCGTCCGTCACCACCAGGTCCGCCGCGCCGGGGTTGAACCCGCGCACGCGCAGGACACCTCCGTCGTTGAAGGTGACAGCACCAAGTCTGAAGATCACTTCCAGGCACCTCCGCGTTGGGTCTGTCGCATCTCAAACTGGGCCACATCGAAGAACTCCCGGGCGGTCGCCCGGTCAGGTGCCACGATCTGGACGGTCACCCCCGCATCGGGGAGCCTCCCCGTCTCGTTCGCGGCCAGCAGCCTGCCGGCGCCGATGGAGTCGACCGAGGACTTCTTCATGACGATCTCCCCGGGCGTGAGCATCGCCGGGACGGTGTCCGTGCCGCGGGGCCGGAAGTCCGGGAACCCGCCGCTGGCCAGGTAGGACACCATGCCGCCGCCGGCGTACATCTTGACTTTGCTGGACCCCTTCACGGCGCCGGTGTTGTCCACGTTCGACGTGGACTGCTGGACGTCGATGAAGATCCGCTTGTACGTCTGCAACTGATCGAGCCGCCATTGCACGTCCCGGATCTTCTGCTCGGCCGTGGCTTTGTCCACGTCGAGCTTCGTCGGGGGCACGCTCTTCGGGATCTTCAGGAGCTTGTCGACGTATGCGGTCACGGCGTCCTTGTCGACCCCGTGCGCCACAGCGTTGTCGATGATCTGCGTACGCATCTTTTCCATCTCGGCCTTGGCTTTGCCGGTCGAGTTCGACAGGCCGCCGTTGGCTTCCACGACCTGCTGCAGGTTCGCGATCTGCCCGTTGAGCTGCCCGCGGAGGGCCACCGACGCCGCTGACATGTCCGTGATGGACGTAGTGGTGAAGGTGATTTTTTTGCCGGTTTTGTCGACATGGTCGCCCATGTTCGCCAGGGAGGAGTCGAAGGCGTTCTGCGCCTGAGCTGCGGACAGGGCCTTGCCGTTCAGCAGGTCGAGGGAGCCCTTCAGGATGCCGGCCGCGTCGTTCTGCAGCTGCATTTTGACCGTGGTCTTCTCCAGCTGCTCCGCCGCGGCCTTCTCACCGTCGATGGCGCCCTGCAGGCTCCCCACGGACACGCCGAACATCCCCGCCAGGGAGGAGAGCTGGGAGCCTTGGGCCCCGGCGGAGGCGTTCGTGGAGCCCATCGCCTCATCGAAGCGCTTCTGGTAGTCGATGGCGGACTTCAGAGCGCCCGACTGGTTGCCGAGCTCGTCCCGGACGGTCTTTATAGACGACTGCATCTGGCCGTGGCTCTTGATCAGGTCTACGTTCACGCCACCCATTTCGAGGGTGGTTCCTGTGTGGTCCTTACTGATTCGGTCGAGGCGCTCCAGTTCGTTGCCGAGCCGTTCCTGCGCGACGACATCCCCGGTGGCGGCCTTGGTCATAAGTTCCAGGGACACGCCGAGCTTCTGAGCTGCTTCGCCGGCCTTGGACTTCGCGATCTCCTGCGCCGTGTGGGCGCGGACATTCTCAGCGATGATGCCGTTGTCACGCTCCAGCGCGGCGGTGTAGCCGAGGGTCGCGGCCGTGTTGTCCTTCGTGGACGCCGCGGCGCCGATCATCACGCCCGCGAGGGCGCCCACGCCGGCAACCACGAGCCCGATCGGCCCGAGGGACATGTTCAGCATGATCCCGAAGGACTGGATCAGCGGGATCAGCGACGACCAGGTGGAGAACGCCGCGTAGGCGCCGAGCGCCCCTCCCGTGATCAGGGTCAGTACTTCCGCCGGGATCGCGGTGAGGATGTCACCGACAACCTTCAGGGACGTCAGGGCCACGTGGCCGAGAGGGGAGAGGGCCACCAGGAGGTTCCCGACGCCGGTGACGAGGGATTCGAGGGTTGACTCGACCAGCGGCATGGTGGCCAGGGCGTAGTCGCCGAAGCGCTGCAACCCGTCCGAGGACCCTAAGGTGGAGAGTTTCCCGGTCAGGACGCCGAGGTAGCCGGTGAAGGCCTTGAACACCGGGTCAAGGGTGCGGAAGGAACTCAGGACCCCGGCGAGGCTGTTCGCCCCGAGGTTACCCAGGGCACGGGAGTACTGGTCGGTCTGGGTCGTGAGGCCCGGCATATACGCGTTGATGGTGGCGATGGACCGGTTGAAGCCGTCCAGCATCCCCACGGCGGAGGACCGGCCGAGGGTGGCCAGCTGGTCCTTAGCGGCGCCGATACCTTCGGCGTACTGGTTGGCCAGTGGCCCGCCGGCCTTCAGCTCATCGGAGATGCCCTTGATGGCGAGGACGCCGGTGACGCCCATGATGCCGAGGGCCCCGGCGCCGGCCACGGCGAACCCTGCAAGGGGGACAACGGCGGGGGCGAGCATCGCGATCCCGGCGTACAGCATGTGGATGGACCGGCCGGCCTGCCGGGACGTGTTGTCGACGCGCTTGTTGGACTCCGAGTTGGCGTCCTTCGCGACCGTGTCATCCCGGGTCGCCTCGGTGGAGCGGCGGGTCCAGGCCGTGAAGTCCATGACGGGCTTCACGGATTCCTTCTCCGTGAGCGCCTGGGCGATGGTCGCCGCCCGGCCCTGGGCCCGCATCCGGGAGAGCGCTGCGGAGGACGCGGAGACCTTCTTCTCCGCCGCTTCCACAGCGGTGAGTTCGGCGACCGCCTTCGGGCCGCCCGTGGTGGTGACCTTCACCGTGGGGTTCGCCCGGCCAAGCTGCCGGGCCTTCGTCTCCGCCGCCGCGAGTTCCCGGTTCCAGTCGGACGAGTCGATCTTCAACTTGCCGACAATGGACCCTACGTTCGTTGCGTTCCCGTCAGCCATGCCTGTGTGCCCTCCGTCGCGGGTGGTGGTTTGTGGAAGTGCTGGCCGATCAGGGTGTCGTCAGCGAGGAGCCCGGAAACTTTCCGCACGAACCACGACCACGGCCTCACATGGAGGGCGTCGGTGAGGTCGATGTTCAGGTAGCGGGCGAAGCAGTAGTCGAGGAGGTCCCACCGGGCGAGGACTTCACCCCACGGGAGGCCCTGGCCTTCTTCGGGGAGCTCGTACCACTCCCACGTGTCGGTCTCGGGGTCGTAGTCTCCACGGCCGTAGTCGTGGAGACGGAATCCAGCTGCGCCAGGTACGTCGTCAGGACTTTTGGGTCGAGGCCGGTCTCCCACAGCGTTTCGGCGGCGGGCCGGCCGGACTGCCAGTCGGCGAGGGCGACGAACGCGGCCCGGGCGATCGCGTCCGGCTGCACGCCGTCGGCCTTCATTGCCTCGTGCTGGTTCCCGAGGAGCAGGGCGTAGAACCCCTCGTCGTCGAGGGTCGCGTCGTCCTCCGGGTCGAGGACGGCGCGGAGCTGCAGCCCCTGGGCGACGGTGAGGGTCGGGAGGGTGTAGACCTTCCCCCGGATGGGGAGCTGGATGGGGCCGAGGATGTCGGTGAGGTCGCGGAAAGCCACGGTGGTGTCCTTTGTGAGAGTTGGGTGTGAGAGTTGGGGTGGTGCGGGGGCGGGCGACTCTCACGGCACCCGCCCCCGGGTTGTTAGGCGCCCCGGGTGTACGGGATCGAGTCGGAGGTGCCGGTGGCGTTGGTGACGGTGATGACCGCGGAACCTGCGGTGCCGGCCGGGACGACGGCGACGATGGTGTTCGCCGACACGACCGTGTAGGAGGCGGCGTTCGTCGCGCCGAACTTCACGCCGGTAACGCCGACGAAGTTCGCGCCGGTGATGGTGACCTGCTCGCCCGCGGTAGCACCGTCCGGGCTGGCCGAGAGGACGACAGGCTTCGGGACCGTCACCGGGACGTCGGCGATGTCCAGCAGCGGGCCGTCGCCCTTGAACTCGATCTGCACCTCATCGAGGTCCGTCACCCCGGACTTGGACCGGTTGTAGGAGACGATGGCGCGGCCCTCGCGGGCTTCCTTGCCGGTGTTCCGGTCGTAGGTGCGGACCCACAGGCGGGCGGCGTCGCCGAACTGCAGCTGCGTGTCGCGGCAGAGCTTGATGCCCGGGTCCAAGACACCGGCTTCGGTGCGGACGAAGGTCTTGACGGACGCGGACCAGTTCTTGAGGGTGATCTCGGTCGACCCCCACCCGTCGGTGTCGTACGCGGACGCGTCCGCTTCGGTGTTGTTGACCTGCGGGTTGAAGTCGTTCACGCCCTTGATCTGGACGTAGCTGGTGCCGTTGGTGGACACGTCGACGCGGAAGCGCCGGGCGAGTTCGGTTGTCATTCTGGTTGCCTCCTGTGGGGCGGTTGGGTGGGTTTACCAAAGAGCCCCGCAGGAGGTCTGCGGGGTGGCTGTTACTGGCGGTGCAGTGTGGGCGGGAGTTCGACGTCGACGTAGTAGTTGTCGGCGTGTTCGAAGCGTTTGTTTCCGTCCTGTCCGAGGGGGACGCTGCTGGTCCGGGTTACGGCGAGAGCCTGGACGGTGCCGTAGCGGTACTGTTCCTGCCCCTGCAGGAGGGTGTTGACGGCGTCGAGGGTTTCGTCGGTGTCGAAGGGTTTGTTCGCCCTGCCGCGGGTCCGGACCTGCACCGCGGTCGTGGACAATGGCTGGTCGGGGTTGTCCGCGGCCCCGGGGGTGTAGACGTTCAGGACGATCACCCTGTCAGGGGACGCGGGGACAACCTTCAGCACGATCCCGACCTGCTCCGGCGTGTAGACCCCGTCCGGGTTGTACACGCCGATCCCGGCGGTGTGCAGTTGCCGGGCGATCCCCTCGAGGAGGTCAGTCGTGGCGCTCACATGGCCTCCCGGATGGTCTTGGCCACGATCCCGAGCGCGGTGTCGCGTTCGGTGTGCATGGGCTGTTCAAGGTATTTCGCTTGCCCCTTCTCGTGCCGCCAGGTCAGCTCTTCGTGCTGGCGGCGGGCGTAGGGCCCGTCGTAGGTGATGGACGCTTCGTCGCCTTCGACTTTCACGTCCGCTGTCCCGACGAGGTGGCCGGTGTCTTCCGGGGTGAGCGCGGCGGCCACGCCCCGGATGTGTTCCATGGCCAGGCCGGCGCCGCGGGGAGCTCCGGTGGCTGCGGCGCCGATGACCTTCTCAATGTCGAGGTCGATGGACCACTCAATGGACACGGGCCCTCCTAGGTGAGGTCGATCTCCAGGTGGTCGGGCAGGTCGAGGGTGCCGGAGGTGAGGGTGTTCACGCCGATGACGTAGGCGGTTTTCCCGTCGTGGGTGACCTTGGAGTCGGGGGTGAACTTGGCCTTCTCGGCGACATCGCAGGATAGGAACGAGGAGGACAGGACCTCTTGGCCGTCCTTGTTGCGGACGAGCCGGCGATTCGGCTCCAGCCAGCACTGCACGTCCACAGGGGCGGCGTACACGTCCCCGTATGCGCCGGTCCCGGTCTTGGTCTCCACGGACACGGTGTGGACGTAGAAGTCGTCGAGCTCACTCATACGAGCCCCACCTGCTGCAGGATCAGCCAAGCCTCCATGCATAGCGTCGTGGTCGCGGCCCGCCGCGCTTCGAACGCGGTAACGGAGGCGTTCACGGACGTGTCGTAGGAGATCGCACCGGAGCCGAGCTTCTTGGAGCTGACGGGGGCGGACGACGCCACGCCCCCGCCTGCCGGATCGATGCCCGCCGCTGACCACATGGCCGCCTGGGCGGTGGTGGCGTCACGGAAGGCGTCGGCCACAGCGCTCGCGGTGGGTTTGCCATCCGCGTCGGTGTCGTAGACGGCGGTGATGGTCGCGGCCTCCACGAGGAGGGACGCGGACCGGAGGAGGCCCGCAGCGTTCGCCGGGAGCGGCTTGTCTTGGCCGATCCAGTCCTGCAGATCGGCGGGGGTGGCGTAGACACGCATGCGGGCCTCCTAAGGGGTTAGACGAGTTTGGACTCGCCGGTTTCCAGGTTGCGTTCGACGGTGACCTTCGAACCGTCCGGCTTGACCGCTTCGAAGCGCTCCGTGCGCGGCTTGGCCGCCGGCGCTTCCTCCTCCACCTTCGGGAGGGGCACTACGGCGTTCACAGTGCCAACCTTGAACGCTTCGTCGCCCGGCTGCGGAGTCACCGAGGTGGCGCGCTCCGTCGGGTCGGTCGTGTCCGCCGGGCCGTCGCCGGGGGCGGTCACGGACGGCTTGGTCACGTCGCTGTCGAGGGTCGTGGTCTCGACACTTTTCTTGCTGGTTGCCATGTCAGGCTCCTAACTCAGGAAGGGGTGGTGGGGAGGCGGCGCCCCAAGGCTGAGGCGCCGCCTGTCGCACTAGGAGTTCAGGACACCGCGCAGACGCGCAGCACCCTTACCGCCGAACACGGCCAGACCGCAGTACCAGTCGATGCGGACCCGGTAGGCCGGCTTGGACTGCAGCTCGCCCAGGTCGTACGCGGCCGGGTACAGCAGCGCGTTCGACGCGAGGCCGGTCACGGCCTGGTCGGATTCGTCGCTGCCGAACTTCACCGCGTAGATCGAGGACGCGGTACCGGCGGCGGTACCCTGCGTCTCGTTCTGGCCGATGATGTCCGCGCCGGCGGCGGTCTGCCCGATGTCGAGCAGCGCGATGCCGTTGTACTGGACGACGCGCTTACCGGTGATGTCCTCGCGGACCATCTCCACACCGCCGAGGCGGCGGCCGGCGGACTTGATCTTCGCGATGATCTTCGAGTTCGCGTACAGGGCGCCGTTGTTGCCGTCCAGGCCGGGGACCTGGGCGATGAGCGCGTCGAGGGCGTCGAAGAAGTCGTTGCCGGCGGTGACCGGGCCCATGCCGTTCACGTCGGCGTCGAGGACCTGCGAGCCGGTGAGGCGCTTCTTCAACCCGTCGAAGGCCTTCGGGTCGACGGTGATGTCACCGTTGATGAAGGTCTCCTGGAACTTGTACGAGGCGGCCTTGACCTTCGCGGCGGTCTGGAGCGCCTTCTGGTCGTTCAGCTGGGAGCCGGTCGCGACAATGAACTTGTCGACGTCGGCGTCGCCACCCATGATGACCAGCGACTCAGAGCGCTGGTTGAAGGTGCCGGTGGACTCGGTGTACGCCTCGTTCACGCCACGGAAGGCGATACCCGGGAGGGTGCCTTCGGTGTTGTACGAGTAGGAGTTGCCGCCGATGCCCTTGATGGGCAGGCGGTCCAGGACGGGGGAGTTCTGGACGAAGGTTTCTACGACGCCGCGCTGGAGGTTGTCCGGGATGAGCGGGGCGGCCTCGGCAAGGGTTACAGCCATGGTGAGGTTCCTTTACAGGGTTAGTTGGAGTTGAACGCCGCGGCGATGCGGGCTGGGCCCGGTTTCGCCTTTGACGCGTCGGTTTGGCGCTGCTCGCCGGTCCCGCCGGAGAAGTCCGCGCCGCTCACGCCGGCCGCCCGGGCCTGCTTGAGTTTGGGGTTGTCCTTGACCGCGTCCTCGATCGCCTTGGTGATCTTGGCGGTGTCGGTCGGGTCGAGGTCCGCGATCTTCGCCAGGAAGCCGCGGGAGTCGAGGAGGGCGTCGGCGTCGGCGCCGGCTTTCCCTGAGAGCTTGTAGACGGCGAGCTCGGTCTTGGCCTGCTTCGCTTCGGCTTCGCGTTCGGTGACGGCGCGGGCCAGGGCGTCGGCGTCGGGCTTATCACCTTCGGCGTCCGGGTTGAGGGCCTTCTGGATCGCGTCGAGGGTCTTCTTCGCTACGCGCTCGTCGCCCTCGGCCTTGCGGAGGTCGTTGATGATCTTCTGCGCCCCCGCGGGGAGGGATTCGACCTTGCCGTCCCACTCGGAGGGCTTGGCTTCCTGTTGGCCGCCTCCGGGCTTCTGCTCGCCCTGCTGGCCGTCGGTGCCCGCGGCCTGCAGCTCGCCTTGCTGGCCGCCATCCCCGCCGTCACCGGCGCCGGCTTCCATGACGGCATCGCCGAAGGTCAGCCGGTGGTGGGCGAGGAGCGCCTCAATGCCGCCGGGAGCGTAGGGGTCGATGCCGTGGATGGTCTTACGAGTCATGGTGTCCTCCTGGACTGGGTGAGAGTGATTTATTGAGCTGATCGAGGTTCTTCCGGGCGTACTCGCGAACCTGCGCTGCGGTGAAGTACCCCGTCGGGCCGCTGGCGCGCAAAACGTCCGGCGCCTCCATGACGCCTTCAGCCCCGGGCTCAATGAGTCCACCCGGTGAGAATGTGCGCTTCACGGTTGCCTCCTACTTGTTGGCGAGGTTGAGCTGTTCGCGGCGTGGCCGGCGGTTCAGCCCGGTCTCCGCGGTGTAGTCACGGATGCGGGCCTGCAGCTCGCGGGCCCGGCGCCGTGCGAGGGCTTTGTCGGTGTCTGTGAGGGCGGCTTGTTCGGCGAGCTTGGCCCGGCGGGCGGCGCGTTCCATGCCGCGGAGCCGCTGGGTTTCCTTGAACCGCTCGGTGGCTTCGGCGACCTCTTCCGGGGTGCGGGTCTTGAGCGTGGTGACGCCGGGGAAGTAGGCGATCAGGGTGTGCTTGCAGTTCGGGTGCTGGAAGCCCTCGGCGCGGGCCTGCTCGAGCGTCCCGTCGACCTTCACCGCCACGGTGCCGTCCTCCACCGCGTGCGGTTCGGTGAACGTCCCGGTGGCGGTGCCGAGGATCGCGCCCTCCCACGGGAGGCAGAACGTGCACGGGAACCCCGTCGGGCCGACCGTCCAGTACCGGATGCCGAGGGCGGTCATGCGGTCCTGGTGGGAGGCATTGAACGCCCGGATCGCCGTCGTCCTCGCGGCCATCTCCACATAGGCGGAGAGTTCCCACTCGCGGCCGGCGGCGTCCCGGAACCCGGTCACCCCGTTCTCGGTGAGCTTCCGCCACGCCTCCCGCTGCGCCAGCTGCGGTGTCCCGCCGGTCACCTGCCCGATACCGGCCGTCGCCGTCGCCGCCCGGTAGGCGTCGTCCGCGAACCGGGTGATCCGGTAGTGCGTGGCGTTCAGCCGGTCCGTGAGGTCAGCGGCGATGTGCGCGGCCGCCCGCAGCCCGTGCGGTGTCGTGGCGCCGGCGTTGCGGGTGTAAACCTCCCGGACCCGTGGGTAGTCGCGGAGCGCGTCCGTGACTTCCCGGATCGCGGCAAGGTTCCCCACCCGGGCCGCCTCGAGGGCGACGTCACGGGCGAGGCCCCCGGCCTGTCCGGTGAGGCCGGAGGCGATGCGGCGCGCCACGAGCCGGAGCGCCTGCTGCAGCACCATGCCGTCCTGGACGGACCCGCCGTTCAGGTACTCGGCGATCAGCACAGCGGACCCGGCGATCAGCCGCTGCTCAGCCTCCGCGTAGGACGACACCAGCCGGGCAGTCGAGGACTCAACCGCCGAAGGCAGGTCCAGTGGTTCCGGGGCCATGGTCCTCCTAACAGATCAACTGGCTGACAGGATGGTCGTCACGACGGACCCGTAGATACTGCCGACCAGGAAGCCAGCAGCCACCCAGAGGAGCATCAAGCGGCGTGGGGCGCATCGTCCGTGGGGGCTAGGCGGTGCCATCAGTCACTTCATCAGCCGGAACGGTCCCGGTCAGGCCCGGGTCGGGGAACATGGACCGCTCCGCCCGGATCGCTTCGGCCTCGGCCTTGATGTCCTCTTCGTCCCAGTCCGGGTGGACCATGGCGACGAGGGTCTTCGTGGCCGCCGCCTCGGCGGCGCGGAGCAGCTGCGCTGTGCGGGCGAGGGACTCCATGGACTCCTGGACGGCGTCTGCGAACGTCACCGTCACCGGGACGGGCTGCACCCCGGTGTTGAAGACCTTCGCGTCGACCTCCAGCGCCTTGGACAGGAGCGTTTCGAGGACGGGCTTCAGGTTCCGGATCTTCCGGTCCCGGGTCAGGTAGGTGCGGCGTTCCTTCGCCGTGACCTCTGTCGCTGTGGTGTTCCCGCCGGACTCGTCCTTCTCCCCGAACGTCTGGGCGGAGTACCCGGCGGTCCGGATGATCTGCCCGTACAGGGCCGCGGCGGCGGTCAGGTGTTCGTCGACGCGGATCTTGAACTGGATGACCTCGACGGGGAACTTCGCGTCCTTCATGGCGTCCGGCGGGATCTTCAGCCCGGTGAATACGGCCTTGTCGACGTTGAACGTCGCGCCCCTGCCGGGGCCGTTGTCGTCCAGCGCTGTCGACGAGACCAGGGCGCGTCCTTTGCCGAGCTCGATGTCCCGCATCAGGGAGGAGTAGACCCGGTCGAGGGCGTCCATGAGCGGTTCGATGCCGTCCAGGTCGGAGCGGCCGAGGTTCGCACCGGCGGGGTTGAGCCGCCAGCGCCGGTTCGGGCCGATGTTCGGCGCGTACCCGACGGCGAGGCCGGGGGTCTCGGTGGACACCGTCGAGTCGGCGTCGACGACGGCGGCTAGGTGCTCCGTGGCCGGGTGGTCTGCGAGGGCCCGCGGTGAGCCGAGGTTATCCGTGGTCCCCTCGTACAGGCCGTGGATGATCACACCCACGCCGAAGCTGTCGAGCTCGTGGCGCTCAACATGCCGGAAGACCCGGGACGCGTCGGTCCCGACGACCCGCCAGAACGTCACCCCGGTCAGGTGCCCGTAGCGGAACTCCGGGATCGCCCCGTCGGCGTCGACCTTCGTCAGGAACACATGGTCCCGGAGGGTGCCGTCCCACGTGATGCGCAGGTACCCGCCACCCAAAGCGGCGGAGACCTCCGCGAATGAAGTCATGGTCTGGTCGAACCCGGCGCCGGCGATCAGGTCCAGCCGCTCCTGCGCCTTCGTGTTGGCCTTCGGGTCCTCGACTGTCACCGCCGGGGGCTCTGAAAACAACAGGTCGGCGGACACCTGGCACAGGTCGGACGCGACCGGGACGTGGAGCTTCACGAGGCCCTGGTCGTCGACCGTGTCGACCGTGTCCTTCGGGGTCCAGAACCATGACGCGACCCGGTTCAGCAGCCCCGGCCGGGTCGTGGTGCGCCCGTACACGGCGGAGAGCTGCGCGACCTCGTTCGAGTACCAGGCGGACCACGTGTCGTAGGCGGCGGCGATGTCGGCGTGGTCTTTGGGCGGCCATGCGGTGCCGGGTGCGGGCAATGCCAACGTGGCCTCCTTGTGAGCTGTTGATGATCGGTTAGTTATTCGACGTGCAGACCATTACGCACGCCGGGCGGGTAGCTGATGCCGCTCGGCTTGCTCGGCACGGAGACGTCGATCGGGATCTCGATGGTCCCGATCTCCGTTGGCTCGTCGGCTCCGACTTGGATGAGGACCTTCGCGAGGATGCTCTGGATGGCTGCCATGGTGTTCTCCTGTGGTTGTGAGAGTGGTCCGGGTATGATCCGGGCATGAGAAAACTCTTGGGGGCCGCCGTGATTCTGATGACCATCGCCGGTTGCTCCTCAGCGCCGGCCAACTCGGAGGCGTGCAAGAAGTTCGTCCAGCAAGCCGACACTTCTCTGGGCTTTACGAAGGAACTTCTTCAGTCTGGCGATGCGACGTCAGCCCAAGCCGTGATGAAGGACCTGCCCGACACCCTGGCCGGGTTCTCCAGCAAGGCGACGGGTGAACCGCAGAAAGCCATGAATGTCTTCGTTGTGTCCTTGTCCCAGTTCAACTCCGGCGGCTCTCCGGACTTGAAGGGCCGGCTAAACTCGGTCCGGGATGCGTGCAGCGCCGCCGGTGTCAGTTTCTAAGCAGCTAGGTCTACGAGACCCCGCCAGTTCGTTTCGGTCGTGGTCACGGCGTACCGGAAAGCGTCGATGGAGTGGTCAGCTACCTTGATGGGCTGATCTTCGCCCTTCTCGGTGGCTTTCTTGTCCCATGAGTAGCCGGGCATCTCGTTGATGAGACCCTGGCAGCGGTCGGATACTTTCAGCTTGCCCGCGGTGAGTAGGGAGGCGACGGTTCGGATGCCGTAGAGGACGTTGTTGTCGCCGTTCATGACGTTGTTGACGCCGTCAGCGGCCAGCTGGACTTTGAAGGACGCGGCGGCCGGGTCGACGATCACCCACTCGGGGACGATGCCCTCGCGCTGGAGGGTGCCTTGAATCCAGGACTTGATCGACGCGGACAGCTGCCCGTCGGTGAGGCGGATCTGCGCTTGCCGGGAGTCGTACCGCCACTCATCGACCGCGTAGAGGACACCGTCGATACCGAGGCCGAGGACGATCATGGACGTCGCGTTCGTGGTGCCGTAGTCGACGCCGGCGCCGAGGATGCGCCGCATGGGCGGAAGGTCCTTGTGCTTCACGACGTGGGTTTCGGGGTTCCACGAGTCGAACACTGCACCGTCGGCGGCCACCCATTCGGCGAGGATGTAGCGGCGGTAGAAGAGTCCGCTGTAGGACTTCTTCTGCCGCTCAACGTAGGCCGGGTCGAGGGTCTTGTTATCGTCCATGAGGAACGTGTACCGGTGGAGGTCCTTGGCGTCCGGGCCGGTGTTCCGGTGGAAGCGTCCTTGTCCGTCGATCCAGAAGCGGGCTTTGTCGAGCCAATCGACTTTGAGCCAGTGGTTCGGGCCGCCGGGGTTGGACGTGAACCAGAACTTCGCGCCCGGGACGGAGAGGCGGGTGTAGAGCATGGTGAAGAACGATTCCGGGATGGTCTCGGCTTCGTCGAGGTATGCGCCGGCGAGGGTGAGGCCCTGGATTTTCGTGCGGGCCTGCTCGTTGTTCGCCCCGTAGATGTGGACCTCGCGGCCGAGGATGATGGCAGTGCCGGTGCCGTAGTTGACCCGGACGCGTTCCTTGCCGAGCATCTCCTGCAGCGGAAGGAGCAGGTTGTTGATGATGGTCCGCTCGGTCCGGCCGCACATCGCCAGGGCACCTTCGGGGCCGGTGCGGATGTATCGGAGCCAGTCGATGAGGCTGGTGATGGTCTTCCCGGACCGGACCGCGCCCTCGTATGCCTCGATGGAGGGGGAGGGGTTGGCGAGGGCTAGGAGGGACTTTCCGGAGAGGGGCTTGGCGTCGATGGCTCAGCACCTCCCGGGGTTGGTAGTGGCGCGCTGGTCATGTACTCAAGCCATTTGTCGACAGCCGCGGTTCCACTCGTGTCCGTGTCGGTCTTCTCCAGCAGCAGCGCTTTGTCCATGAAGATCGCGATGGACGTAGCGAGGTTGCGGTGGTCACCGGGCGGGATGAAGTCGAGGTCCCGGGCGGACTGGATCCCGGGCCCGGTTGGGACCAGTGTGCTGAACGTGTCGGCTTCGAGGCGGGTGAGGATGTCTTCGGCCTGCTTGTAGAGGCGGCCGATGATGTTAGCGCGGCGGGTCTTGTTGTCCTGGGTTTTCGCTTCGGTGGCGGCTTTGACGCGTTCGGAGCGTGCGAAGGACATGCCGGCTTCCTTCACGACCTTGGAGACCCAGGCGGTGGAGTAGCCGGTTTCGCGGACTATGTCGTTGCGGCCCTTGTCTTGGGCGTGGAGGGCGAGGACGATGTCACGGTCCGCTTGTGTTCGTTTCGGGTTGGGCACAAGAGATTAGTCACCGCCTAGAGGAGTCGGAGCTTGTACAGGTTGCGGATGACCTCGGATGCGATGTCGCCGACGAGGTAGGCGAGCATCTCGTGGTCACCTATGAGGTGGGCGCGGGCTCGGCTGTTCCATCCGGGGATGCCGTCCATGAAGTAGAGCGGTGCAGCCGCGTGGACTGCTTCGTGGGCGACGGTCTTTGTGGTGAGCTGCCCCGTCCATAGCCGCATGACGATGATGGGCGTGTAGTCGGGGCGTGGCCAGTGGAAGCCTTGTTGGGTGACGACGCCGCCGGCGATGTCTGCGGCTGGGTCGTAGACCATGTTGCGGGCTTCGGTGTGTTGGCGGGCGAGTTCTTCGCGGTCGTCGTAGATGTGGACGAAGACCTGCCGGCGGACACCGCTTGCCCTGGTGGCGATTCGGAAGCGTTCGATCACGGCGCCCCCTGTTGAAGTGTTGCCCCGCCAGTATCAGCCGCTGGTGTGGGCTTCCCCGGGTTGCGTCCGACGTGCGCCCTCGGCCGCCCTGGACGAGGTGGTGCGGGGCGGGAGGCTCTGGCTGGTCGGGACGGTTGGTCCCGCTCCGCTGAGGTCTCAGGGCAGGGGAGCGGGAAGTGTTGGTGGTGGCGGGCCCGTGCAGGGTCGTCACTCAAGGCTGGATGGGCCGAGCTACCTGCTGGAGGTCTGTGCAGCAGACACCCGCCACCACGTCTATGCCTACCCGTGATCTGGGTAGAAACCAAAATGTCTGTGGAGACAGTACTCCGCAGACATGACCCATGCTACGGGGCTTTAGGCACTGACGCAACGCGACACGCGCACTGTTAGGCGGCGCTCAGGGCAGCAGCAAGCCACTGGACATCGTCACCTGTCCACTCCGCTCCGCACGCCTCGCACGAAGCATCCCACCTGGACGGGTGCATCATCTCCTCGTCGGCGTCCCAGCAGTTCAGGGTCAGGGCTGGGAGGCGATCGTCGCCGTGGTACTTCGCACCGCAGGCCGGGCAGGGCCGGTGGAGGCGCCGGCGGGGCTTCACCGGGTGGAGGAGTGCGGTGATGTCCGCGATCCACCCGGTGGCCAGGCCGTGGAGGTACTCGTCCCAGTCCTCGGGCAGCTCGACGAAGGGTGTGCCGATGAGGTCGCGGAGGAGGTTCTCCAACCGGCCGACGTAGGGGAAGCCGCGCAGGAGCTGCCACTCGGTGCGGGCAGCTGCTTCGATCTTGCAGAAGAGGTCCACGGCGGACAGGTTCACGGGGACGGGCTTCCCTCCATCGCCACCAGCTTTACCGCCGTCGGAACCGGGGGTGCTGGCATTACGCAACCTGGACAGCAACGCGTCCGCTGGTTGCCCGCCGGCGAGGTGCGGTTGCGTGAGCTGGTGGACGTGGACGGCGAACCTGGACAAATGCTCCCCCTAAGTGAGTCTGGTGTTGAGGCGTTGCGATGGTCGGCGGCGCTGGTTGAGACGGTTAGCCAGTGCCGGGTCGTGCTGGTGTGCTGCTGGTGTTTGGATGAGCCGGTTCACTTCCTGCCAGTACCTGGTCGGGCTGAGGCCGAAGCGTTCCTTCGCTTGTTCCTCGAGGGAGCCCGCGTACTTGAAGTGCTGGCCGGTGAGCTGGAGGATGGCTTGTTCGGTGGTGGTGAGCATCCAGCGAGCCTATGGGGCAGGTGAGACAGAATCAGCTGATAGTCGACTATCAGTCAATTCCGGTTCGGGGCTCAGTCGTCCTCGGACATATCTCCGACTGATCCGTGGAAGTCCTCGTGGGCTTCCGGCAGCCCGCGACTTGCAGCGGGTGACAGCTGAACCTCTGCATGCCCTTCGACGTCGATCTGCCAGCCGCTGATGCCAAGGTGGGCGGTCTTCACTCGGTACCGTGCCTGGCCCCAGCTCTCGCCGTCCGGCTCCCAGGTGAAGGACACGGTTTCGAGGGTGCCCCTCGCTTCGCGGTCGAGCTGGTCCGTCACTGCGATTTTCTTGCCGGCGTCCGTTGCGGACAGTTCCGTTACCTTCACGATGTTCCCCCCTGCTGGTTGGTCGGCGTGGTTGCCGTCGTGTTCAAGCTTAGTGACGACTAGGACAGAATCCCGGGTCGGTCGTCGTCGCTGCTTGGTTCCGGTTCCCCGTGCACCCTGCACCCGGGGTTGGTGGGTCGTGTCCTGGTCGGGTCGTACACGGACCGGGGGCACGTGCACCGGTCAGGCACGAGGCTTCTTAGCCAGCTTGTGCTTCCGGCCGCAACCACCCGCGCACTCCATGTACTCGGCAGCCTCGATGGTCTTCCCCGCCTGGTCCATCCGATATGCGCGGTTGAACCATTGCGAGCCGCAAGGGCAGACGAACGTTTCGGATGCTCGTGGCCGGATCTGCGTAACCTGCCCGCTCATTCCTTTGCCCCTTCCGGGTCGATAGCGGCGGCACGGTAGGGGTTGACTCCGAATGCATCCGGGACAGCCCCTTCTGGGTATTCGCCATTCCACCCCTCTCCTGACTCGTGCCACGCTTTACGAACGCCCTCGTCCCATGCTTCGGCGCGTTCCCGCAAGATCAGGGGCGCAAGTACAGCAGCCTGATGCGAGCGGAACGTAGCCTCGGCGGGCTGCGTCGGGCCGACTTCCTGGCTCCAGTCGCATGCCTTCCCAGCGCAGACAACTGCTTGCCGTTCGATGCTAAAGAGCCAGTCGGGGTGTTCTGCGAGTACCCGTGCGATGTCGGCGCTCATACCGTGCCACCCGCGTTGAGTGCGGCGTCGATGGTGGCGTTGATTGCCTTACGGAATGCGGTTGCTTCGTTCGCGTAAGCGTTATACCTAACCGCCGCGTCAGGATCGCGGTCGGGATCGCGGTCAAGAACCATCTGGTTCAGGCGTACAGCCGTTTCGTCAAGCTTCTTCGCCCGCTTGTCAGCCAGCTCCCGTACGGCTTTCACGGCGTTCAGCAGCTTGGCCAGATCCGTGGGGGCGTTGGCGATCAGGTCAGCGTCGGGCTTCTTCATTTCCTCGGCGACGCACAGATCATCGCCGGAGCCAGTGCCGCTGTACACTTCGGCCGGCGTCACCATGCTGGGCGTCCACCACGGTCCGGGTGTTGCCGCGTCGAGCCTCGCCTGGATGGTGTCGAGGTACTGGTCCGCGGCGGTCACAGGGCCGGTTCCGGGGCGTACAGGACCGTCGCGGGGAGAGGAACTAGTTCAGTCGGAACGATTTCCCCGCCGGCCTCCCATAACTCGTTCAGTTTCATTCGCTGGCATGCCACGTGGTCGGCATCGAGTATCACGCTGTCTACCGGCAGCTTGTCGAGCTCTTCAACGGTGGTGATGGTGCGGGGCGTCAGCTCTCGGATGCGGGCGATCAGGCCCAGCGCGTGTCCGTTGACAAGGGCCGTTACCGAGCCGTCGATGTGTTCCATGATGCGCTCAGCGTCATCGGCCCACTGCTTCTTCGTCCAGCCCTTGCGGTCGATGGGCTCGTTACCCAGCGCCTCGGTGCGCCGGAATGCTGCCGCCAGTTCGTCGCGTTCGTTGTTGCTCATCGGGTCTCCTGTGCGTGTTGGGTTTCGAGGGTGGCGAGTCGGGCCCGGGCGGTTTCGGCTTCCTGGTAGGCCTGTGCGGCGCGTTCGGTGGCGTCCCGGGCGTCGCGGCGGGCTTTCAACAGTTCCCGGTAACGGATCGCCGACTGCAGCGGCGGGGTGATCGACGCGCCCGGGATCACGCGACACCAGAGTTCACGATGCCGGAGCAGTCCGGGCAGTGGGGCTTGTCTACGGACGGCGGGCACACGCCCAAGGTCTCGGCCAATTGAGTCCCAGCTCGTTCGGCGTCCTGCCGTGTTGCGTGGCGGCCGTGAGATTTGTACCAGCCGTTGGCCAGGAACTCGCCGACAACCCAGCGGCCTGGTTCCGCGTGGCTCGGCTCCACAAAGATCCGGGCGGTCACTTGGTTGCCTCGTGAAGGACCGTAGCAGGGAGCCCGAATTCAGCGAAGAATGTCGGGCTATAGCACTCGTCGGATTCATCGCCGGCGCCGAAGACCGGCTCGATGTATTTCCGCCGCCCAGGGCCCCCGTAGTACTCGATCTTCATCGGGCCGCCGCTCGGGCTGTCGATGATTGCGGGCAGCCTGAGCGCTTCGAGTTCGTCGAGGGTCCTGACAATGCGCGGCTGGGCGGCTTTGAGGGCCACCGCGTCCCGGTCGATCCGGGCCACGAGTTCGCGCACGGCACCGGGCGATGTTGAGTGACCGTTGCGGGCGTCGGCGCGAGCGAAGGCGAGGTAGGACGGTTCGTCCCGCCCGCTCATTTGGCACCTCGGAACTGGTAGTGCCGGCCGGGGACGAGCTGGGCGCCGAGGGCGTCGGTGATCCGGCGGGTGAACCGCCACGGTGTCCGGCGGCGGGGCTGGGTGACGGCGCTCATGCGGTCACCACATTCCCCTGGAGGGCACGTTCGGCGATGCCGGCCCACACTGCCTGCCGTTCGGGGTCGTGGTCGTAGTCGGCGAGGTCGAGGCGGGAACCGCCCACGGCGTTCGTGAAGAGCGCCCGGGCCGCCTGCTGAATCGGGGTCATGCTGCGACCAGCTTGTCGCGCAGGGGCTGCATGGTGCCCGCCTGGTAAGCGTCGAACGCCGCGGTGTACTCGGCGTGCGTCGGGTAGCCGTTCGGCTGGGGTGCACGAAGCGCGGCGGCGAACAGGTTGTTCCGCGCTTCCTGCTTGGTCTTGTGGTTCTGGGCCATCGTTTCCTCCGTTGGGTTGGGCCATCCCTGGCCGTTGTCTGCTGCTCTGGTCAACTCTACCGCCTATCGGTGCGTCAAACAAGCACCGACAGTGCGTTCGCCGGGTAAATCTTCACCACCAGCGCCGCCGGACCGATACCGCCATGCCGCATGTCCGGCCCCACCACATGCAGCCAGTCATCATCCGACAAAAGGCCGGCGTCCACGATCCCGTCCAGGACCGCCTTCGCCGTTGGGTACAAGTTCCCCGGGTCATACCGGCCACGCCGCGGCTTCCACACCTCAGCCACCACACGCACCGGACCAACAGCCGGCGCCCACGACCCAGGCACCCGCACCCGGGCAGCCTCACGCCAAGCCGCCGTCAACTTCGCCACCTGCATCCGATGCAACCGCTGATTCGAATTGATCCACCCAGCCGGCGCCAGAATCTCCAACTGCTTCACACCTTCTGCGCGTTGTTGAGCCGATCCGGTAACGCGTTCAGTGCCGTTCTCCCGCACTGTTAGTGCCTTCCGTGGGCATGGAGACGGGTGGAGGTGTTTGCGGCCGTCCTGCCGTGGTTCCTGGTCTTGTGGCGCGTTACCTCGCGGTAGAGCTGGAGGTCGTTGGCGGTTTGTTCGACCCAGTCCCATGCTTCGTTCATCTGGATCTCGACTGCAGCTGCTTCCGTCCCGCCGGTTTGGTGGTAGCGGTCGAGCCAGGCTGCGTGGATGTCGAGGGCTTCTTGGTGGCGGGCTTTGAGGGTCGCCTCGGTGTGCATGCCGGTGGTGGTCATTTTTGGTCGGCTTTCTGTCGGAGCCATTCGGCGGCTTCTGGGTGGGGGATTTGGTCGGCTGCGTCGAGGAGTGCCCGGCGCTTCGCGGCGGTGAGGATCGCTTTGACCTGGTCGGGGGTCATGGTGTTCCTTTGCTGGACCCGGCGAGGGCGTAGTCGTTCTGGTTTTGGGAGTTGAAGCCGTCGTTAACGATCCAGCGGGCGAGGCAGCCGAAGAAGGCGCTACCGGTGTTGTGGACCCATCGGGTCTTGCGGAGGGTGACGGGGGATCCGCAGCGCCGGCACCAGCCTCGGAGCTGGCTCATGCTGCTTCCTGGAGGATCTTCTCTAGGACGCTCTTGGCCATGGGGGTCATGTCGTCCGGGTAGAGGAGTTTGATGGCCGCTTCAACGCGCTGGAGCTTGGATTCCGCAGCTTCCCGCAGCTCCGCCGGGGACTTGCCCTTCATGCGCTGGAAGGTCATCACGTAGCCTTCCCTGGTCTCTCGGTTGTAGCAGCGCTGCTCGAGGTAGTTCTTCGCATCCGGGAACTGCTGGAAGGAAGTCTCTATGACCTGGAGGCAGGCAGCGGCCAGATGCTCGGGGGTGGAGATGGAGATGCCGTCCGGTCCGATCTCCAGAAGGTCCGATTGCAGTTCCATGGCTTCGTCCGGCTTGGCCGCCTTGGCGGACACTTTGCGCGGACGGGCCTTCTCCGGGATCAGGAACGTCATGGTGCCGCTGTTGCCCTCCATGAGTGCCTCCGGGTAGCTGGCGCCGATGATCCTCATGAGGGTCCCGGCGACGTCCATGGGCAGTGGGAGGTGGATCTTGATCTTCGTCATCTGGTCAGTCATGGTCTTCGCTTTCTGGTGTGTGGTGTTTGCCGAGCTTCGCCTCGGGGCGGAGGCCGGCTTTGATGTCTCCCCAGCAGGCCCTGCAGGTGTGGGCTTCGAAGGTGGGGTGGTCTTCGCAGGGTGTCCAGGTGCGGGGTGCTTGCCAGTCGTCCGGTGCTGTGGCTGACCAGTGCTTCCCGTCCTGCGGGTAGAAGTTCGGGGTCCGCTTGGCCCAACCCCCTGCAGGGTCCGTCTGGGTGGCGTAGTGGGCGAGGGCCCGGATGCAGTGCCCGAAGTCCTTCCCCGGGAGGCCGCCAGCGTCGTTCGCTTCCCTGAGCACGGCGCCGGGCTTGTTCGGGATCCAGTCGGGGCGGGCTGCGGTCATCATGGCGGTCAGCCGTTGCCCTTCCTGGTCCGTGAGTTTGTACATGGTTCTCCTTGGTCAAAATGCGATCGTCGTGCGTCCCGGCCCGTGCATCACCTAAGTGACGATCGACGATTTTCTTTACCCCAATTTGTTGAAAACAGGAGTAGAGATTGTGGTGAGCTAAGGCTCTTAGGTGAGTAGGAATGGTTAGTGGTTAATGGTGCTAATCCGCTGCTACGGGTTTGCTATGGCAGGTGCTTTAGCAGGTGCTAAGCGGTTCGGGCTGCCTGGCAGTACTCGCAACTGATGTCGAAGATGCCCTTTTTCTCGTGGTGCCGGGTGTGCGCCCCGATCGCCCCCGCCGTGGACTTCTTCGCTTTCAAAGCCTCGATCTCGTCCTTCGACTTCTGGTGCTCCAGGTAGTCGTGGAGGACGTAGCGGCCGTCCCCGAGCTTCTCCACGAGGTTGTTGTCGATGAGTTCTTTGCCGGCGGCTTTGCCCTTCATGTCCAGGTCGTGCTGGCCGATGACGCCGTTGTTCTTGTCCTCGTTGCACATGCCCAGAAGTGTCACGTGGAGGCGGAACGCTTTGTCGGTGAGGCCGCGGATTTTTCGGTGTCTGGTGTACTCGTTCGTGAGCACGAAGTACGGGCGCTTGTCTTTCTCTTCCATCACTCGCTCCATCGGGGTACTCGTCTTGTCCAGTGCCAACCACCGTGATCGCATTCGTAGAACCGGCACACCTCCAGCTGCGCGCCGGGCCCTGCAATCTCCTTGCGGAGGCGTCTGGCTTCGTCCCTGGTGGGGGAGTAGACCTTCCCGCATCCGCAGGTGAAGACCGAGGGCTTGCTGTGCCGGACGCTCACGCCGCTACCAGGGAGTCGGCGACGATGCTCGCGAGGTCGCGGGCGGCCGGCGGGGTGACGGCGTTCCCGGCCTGCATGGTCCGCTCTTTCATCGTGCCGAGGATGGTGTACTCCTTCGGGAAGTCCATGCCCCACATCTGCTCGTGTGGCTGGATCATCCGGAAGGCGACGTCGGCGACGTCCTTCTCCGTGTAGGTCATGAGGCCGTGGTGGTTACCGCCTGCGGTTATTGTCGTGAACGGCTTCTCGTTGGCCGGGGTGGCCACCGCGTTGGATCGGAGGGTGACGACGAGGCCGTGCCGGTCCCTGGTGGTGAACGTGCTGTACGGGTCCGTCGTCGGCTTGGGGGACGGGGACCCGTAGAACTGCGTCAGGATGCTCGAAGCGTTCGGGTAGCGGTTCAGGCCGTCCACGATCTGGCGCATGGTGGCGGCCGCGAGGGGCTTGGCCCTGTCTCCGATGCGTTTGCCCTTGATGGTCCAGTCGATCGCCTCCGCGGCCGGCTTTACCGCCGGTTCCAGGACGGTGTTCCTGCAGCTGCTCTGCGGGCACCGGTAGACGTACTGCTGCCGGTACTTCCCCACGAGCCGCTTCGGGTCCTTGAAAGCTTGGATGGTGCGGACGGTGCCGTGCGTGGGGCACTCGGCCATCGGGCGGAGCCGTTCGAAGTCCGGCGCCTTGTTGCCCTTCCGCCAGAACACGATGTAGACCCGGTCGCGGGACTGCGGGGCGCCGGGCCCGAAGGCTTGGGCGTGCATGGAGTTGAGGCTGATGATCTTGTGCTCGTACCCCAGGTCGGACATGGACTGCAGCCAGCCACGGAATGGCTTCCATGCGGTGACCTCGACGACGTTCTCGGTCATGATCGCCTCGTACTGGTGGACCTCGGCGAACCGGGGCACGTCGTACATGGTCGCCCGGGACCGCTGCGCCGCCTCGTCCGGGAGGCCCTCCGTGAAGAGCGCGTCCTGGCCGTCCCACTGCTCGCGCTTGACGCCCTTGGCCACTGTGAAGTTGGTGCACTCCGGCGAGGCCCACAGCAGGTTCGTTCGCGGGGTGTACTCGGGCCGGATGTGAGCGATGTCGGCGCAGGCGTGGTCGGTCTTCGGGTGGTTGTAGCCGTGGGTTTCGATGGCGCGTTCCCAGTGGTTGAGCGCCAGCTTTACGTGGAGCCCGGGGACCTGCATGATGCCGGTGCTGGATCCTCCTGCGCCGCAGAAGAAGTCGGAGACGGTGAGTTCGGACATGAGTGGTTCCTTCCAAGGGGTGAGTAGGGTCCCCGCCCGGTGTAGGCGGGGACCCTGATGTGGTTAGCGGTGATACGGCCGCTTGATGGGTTCCGCCGGCGCGTCGATGACGACGACCTGGGCGGCCCCGTTCGCGCCGGGCATCCCATGCCCTGGCACGATGTAGCCCTTGCCGGGCCCGGTTATGTGGGCGCGGTGGCGGAGGGCGACGTCTCGGAGGTCCTGGGAAGCTTCGTGGATGAGTGCTTCCCGGTCTTTTGCCGTGGTCGGCGGTGTGAGGACAGGCCAGATGGCGCGGAACGTATGGGTTGCCAGTGCAGGCTTCGTGCGGGCCATCAGTCAGTGCACCCGGCGCATTCACCGGTGCGGTTCAGCGGCTTGTCGCACGAGGTGCACATGGCGATGTCCAACTGCCGGCGGGGGATGTTGATGACGGTCTTCGGCGGGATGAGGGCGATGGTCTCGGGCATCACGCGGCCGCCTCCTTGCCGAGGATGTGCTCGTCAATCTCTTCGACGTCGAAGCCGGACCAGTGGGCTACTGACCCGTCAGGCTTGGCCACGAAGACAACCGGTGCTTGCAGATGCCCGAGGTCCTTGATGAACTCCAGCGCGCCAGGATCCTGGCTGACGTCGACGACGGTGTAGTCCTTGCCTTCGATTAGGCCTTCCTTCTTGAACTTCCGCTTGGTCGCGTCGCACTGCACACATGCAGGTTTGCTGTAGAGGACGATGGCCACGCTGTCGCGGGCTTCGATGCGTGATGTGAGGTCGGTGATGGTCACTGCGGGTCTCCTTAGAACGGGGGTTCGTTGTCGGCGCCGGCGCCCCAGGCTCCCGGCGAGTTATTGCCGGTCGAGGCCTGGTTGCCGCCCCAGGAGCCCTGTCCGGACTGGTTCCCGCCGGAACCGGCACCTTCCTGCCGCTGGGTGCGGTTCACCTTGGCGTTCGCGTAGCGCAGGCTGGGGCCGATCTCGTCGACCTCCAGCTCGATGACGGTGCGCCTCTCGCCTTCCTTCGTGTCGTAGGACCGGGACTTGAGCCGGCCGGACACGATGACGCGCATGCCCTTCGTCAGGGACTCGGCGACGTTCTCCGCCGCGTCCTTCCACACCGCGGCCCGGAGGAACAGGGTCTCCCCGTCCTTCCACTCGTTCGACTGCCGGTCGAACGTCCGCGGGGTCGACGCGAGCGTGAAGTTCGCAACCGCAGCTCCGGACGGGGTGAAGCGGAGCTCCGGGTCGTTGGTGAGGTTGCCGATCACAGTGATCGTGGTTTCGCCTGCCATCTACTTGGCGCCTTCCTGGTCGAGTCCCCACTGGCCGTCGACGTCGGGGAGGACCCCGTCAGCGTCCGCCGGGGGAGTCTCGGCCTCCTCGATGAAGCGGGACGCCTCAGCCTTGGTCAGCGCCTTGGAGGACTCGATGGTCCGGCCGGTGAAGGTGGACAGCTCGGCGAGACCGGCTTCGCGGTCGCTGGCGCCGAGCTTGCCGAGGATGACGTGGATCTTCGTGAGCTGCGCGCTGGTGGCCAGCGGCTCGGCCGGCGCCTCTGCCTCGTCCTGCGGTGCGTCGTGGACGACGTCGGGCAGGTCAGGGGCCGGGGCCTTAGCGCGCTGGATGGTGCGCTTGGGCCTCGCCTCGGCAGCCGGTGCCGCGGGGGCCTGCTCGCCGAGGTCGTCGAGCTCCACCTCTTCGACGGAGGTCGCGGCGATGCCGGTGAGGACGTCGGGGGCGATGACGCGGCAGATCTCGGCCTGGCACTTCGCGGTGAGCATACCGATCGGGTCGGTCTGGTACTTCTTGTTCGAGGTGTACCCGGCCTTCTGGGCGCGGGCGATGGTCCACTCCACACGGGTGAAGGTGGTCTCGCCCTTGCGGCGGCCTTCGTACACGACGCGCTGCTCGGTTGCTTCTACGCGGCGGATGGTGTGGCCGGCCTGCATGACGAGCGCGGCCATGGTGCGGGCGTACATCGACGGGCGGCCGGAGACGACGAAGATGTTCGCCAGCGCGTTCATCGGGTCGAGTCCGAGGGACTTCCCGGCGAGGATGGCGGCGGCCGCGGCTTCGGGCTTGCCCCGGAACGATGCCGGGACGAACTCGGTGCTGCAGAGGGCAGTGCCGAGCTGGTGCGCGGCGGAGAGCTCCTGCGCCCACTCCATGAGGGACACGGTCATGGCCGTCGCCGGCAGGGCGCTGGTGTTGAATGCGGCGACCGGGGCCGCTTGGGGGATAGCTACTTCGCTCATGCTGCTACTGCTTTCTGTTCGATGGTGATCGGGGCGCCGACGATGGCGTCCCGGAGTTTGGTGGTCTTGTGGGTGTAGGCCGCGGCAAGGAACATCGCGTAGTGGCCGCGCATCTCGTCGCGGTTCTTCGCCAGCGGGTAGAGGGTGGTGCCGAGCGGGGCGTCACCGTAGCGGGCGTTCTCGCCGTCCCGGTCCATGGGGGTCACGTGGGCGACGTAGGTCGCGACGATCTCCGGCATGGGCTGCTCGGTCCCGTCCTCGTCCATGTAGAACTCGGCCAGGGAGTACGCCGCGCACTGCAGGCCGGTCTCGCCGTAGACGAACTTGGAGGTCTTGAGGTCGATCATCACCGGCTGGCCGTCGTTCAGCAGGGGAGAGGTGCCGATCATGTCGAACTTCCCCGCGAACCAGTCCTTGCGGCTGGCGCACGGCCGCTCCATCAGCAGCGGCGTGATCTGGAACCGGTCGAGGAAGTCCGCGTAGCCCTCGACGTATCCGGCCAGCTCTTCGGGGACGTCCTCGACGGTGCCGGTGGTGGCCAGGACTTCGGCGAAGTCGTGCACCGCGGTGCCACGGACGCCGGCGTCGTCTCGGACCCTGGCCGGCACTGCAGCCAGTTCACGGACCATGTCGACGTCGTCGCGGCTACGGAGGGATTCGATCTCGGCCGGGTTGGCCTCGACGTACTCGGCCACGACCTTCCCGGCCCAGTAGACGAGGGCGGGCTTCGGGATGCCGCCGCCGAGGATCGTGGTTACGCCGGTGACGGGGAGCCCATCGAGCTTGTACCGGTGGCCGTTGTGGGTGAAGGTGAGGCCTTTGGGTGCGGCCTTCGTTTTCGTGGTCATGATTCGTCTCCAAGGGTCTTCGTGGTGGTGTCGGGGTCGCAGGTGCAGTCCCCGGTGCAGACGTGCTGTTCGCACGTGTCGCAGAGGCCGAAGCCGCGGCAGTAGCAGCTCATGAGAGGTCCTCCCCGCAGACCGCGCAGGTCCTCGCGCCTTTGTCGTAGACGTCGGCGGGGTGCTCGCAGGCGCTCATGCCGCGTCCCGCCATTCGGTGTCTGCGGTTTCCGCTTCGGCCGCGGCGTCTGCCTGGTCCATGCGGATCGCCCATGCGCTCCACACGGCCGCTCCGATCGTCGCGAGCATCAGGAGGAAGGTGGTCATGCCGCCACCGCCGCCGGTACGAAGACCTCGTGGGTGCGGAACTCGGCGACGACGTCGCGGATGGCCATCAGGAGGTCCATTTCGAACCGTTCGACCAGCTCGGCCCGGTTGTCCTCCGTGCGGGCTTCGTTGAGGTTCAGCGCGTCGTGGGTGCCGTTCTCGACGTTGCGGAGGTCATCGAGGGCCTGCAGGGCGTTCGCGACGTAGGACGGCTGGGGGCGGATGCCGAGCATCCCGCTGATCTCGTACGCGAGGACGTCTTCGTCCTGCCACTCGTTCGGGTACCGCTCGTAGTAGTTGATGATCGTCACCCGGGCGGCCTTCTCGGCCTGGTCCTTGGTGAACTGGAAAAGCTGGTCCATCGTGTAGCCTCTCTGGTAGATGAGCTTCTTGCTTGTTCTTGGGTCCCGCGATGCTTTGGCCGGCTGCGGGGCCCTTTTCTATTGGGCGAAGATCCGGGTTTCGCGGAGCTGGCGGTTACGGGTCCGGCGCTGCGCTTTGTCCGGGGCTGGGCCCTGGGTGCCTTTGCGGCGGATCGCTTCGATGTCCTCGGGCCCGAACCGCATCTGCCGGCCGTCCCTCCACGCGGGCCATTTCCCGCCGTTCACCCGGTTGCGGACCGTCTGTTCGCAGATCTGGAACATCTGTGCGACCTCCGGGACGGTGAGATAGGTGCTCATGCCGCCACCCATTCGCGGAGGATGCCGCCGTGGCGGGACCGGTGCCGTGAGGTGGAGACCCCGGCCTGGGTGATGAGTCCGCGGGAGCGGGCGATCTTGAACGCGGATCCAACCTTGTTCGGGTGCGGTGCGGGGCGGTGGTTCCAGCGGAGGTCGTCGGCAGTGACAGTGCCTCCGCGCTTGGCGAGGTCCGCGATCGTTGCGACGGCCTCCTCGGTCCACGTGGTGTCTTCCAGGGCCATTGACTGCGTCATGTCGGCGTGTCCTTTCCTAAGCTGCTTGCAGGGTCTTACGGTGCGTGGTTTGCCGCTTGGCAGACGGTGCAACAGGCACGAAAAGAACCTCGACGGGGACGTTGAGGACCTCCGCGATGCGCGTCGCCGTCTCCGGCTCCAGGCAGCGGCGCCGGCCGCTGGTGAGGTGGTTGATGAAGCTCGGGTGCACGCCCACACGGTCAGCCAGCCCCCGCTGGGTCATCTTGTGTGGGATGGGCGTGCCGGCCCGGTGCGCTTCGATGTCTTTCTGGGTGATGAGGAATGCGCGGAGCGCTTCCTTTGAGACCAGTCGCATGTACGTTCCTTTCGGCCATCGGGCCTTAGTGCGCCAGGGTGACATGAGCTCTCCTTTTTGGTCGGTAGGCGGGTTGCCTAGTGTCTGCTGCCCTTGAAGTATTGCCTACCGGTAGGCGGCATGTCAAGCACTGACAGTGCGGACTTTCCGCACGGGCGGTGCTCTGCTGCTAGATGGGGGGCTTTTTTGGTAGGCGCAAACCTACAATTAGGGGTACCGCCTACCGGTAGGCATGCAGCGCACTCTGCGCGTTGCGCTCCACAGCACCCCTAGGAAAGCTCAGAGCATGAACACGAATTCAAGCCCCAACTTCCAGCAGCTCGTCATGGAGCACAAGAAGGACGACTCGTTCGAGGCCATCTCCAAGCGCGCCGGCGGCGTCCCCAAAGCCCGGGCCCTGCAGTCCATCGTCAAGGACGGCTTCACCCGGATGCCCTCGCAGGAGACGATCGCTGGACTCTCCCGGGCCCTCCGCCTCAGCCCCCGGGAGCTCGTCCTGGCAGCCGCCCGAACCCTCGGTATCGACGTCGGAGACGATCAGGAATCCGACCTCGTCCTCTACGGCGCCGGCCGACTCCCGCAGGAGTCCAAGGACGTCCTCCGCAACACTGCCGCCGAGCTGCTCAACTGGCAGGAAGGCCGCCGCGGCGGTGCATCCCAGGAAGCCGACAACGTCGTCCAGTTCCCCGCGCCCAAGAAGTCCCGGCCCGACTTCGAGCGAATGGCCGGCAACACCGAGGCCGAGTCCGAAGGTAAGCACGAAGCCGCCAGGGCATCCCGCGCCGGGGAAGAATCTCAAGAGCTCGAGTAACAGAATCGTCGTTGTCGGAGCCTGCTACTAAGGTTGCGGCATGGATTCTGGGGAGAGACTGGCGGCCGAGCTCGGCGTGCGCGTCGTCGCCACCCGCCTCCCCGGTCTCCTCGTCGCCGCAACTGACGGCAGGACCATCTACTACGACGAGCGGCTCACCCTCAGGGAGAAGCGCTGCGCCATCACCCATGAGCTCGTCCACATCGAGGCAGGGCACAGGGAATGCCAGCCGCCGGCGGTCGAGCGGAAGGTCCGCGTACTGGCAGCGCACCGGCTCGTGTCCTGGGAGGCGGTGTGGGAACACGCCCCCTGGGCCAACTCCATTGACGAGCTGGCCGAGGACGTCATGGTCACCAAGAGCGTCCTGTCTGACTGGATCGCTTCCCTCCCGGCCGAGACCCGGATGGCGCTGCAGCGGCGCTTTGAATGCTCGAATTAGGGTGTGCACTAAGTGCACAGAAGCGTTAAATGAGGTTCAAATCGGTTAGTCTCGTTGGGTACGATCCGCAGAATCTAGGCATTTTCCGGGGCCAATAGTGGCGGCTGGGGCGGTTCAATTCCCCCCATCTCCACAACCAAAAGGCCGGAAGCTGATGCTTCCGGCCTTTTTGGTGTGCCCGCCGGCTCCTTGGGCGCCCGACGGCGGTGGTTACGGCGGGTGCCGGTCAGCGCTTCTTGATGTGCGCCACCGGGTCCGTATGCTCGTCCACGATGTGCTTGGCCTTCTTCTCGGCCCGTTTTTCCTTGATGGTTTTGACCGGCTTCTTGCTCAGGTGCCGGTGCGGCGACTTGTCAGGCAT